GGCGACATGGTGGCTTTCTCTCGCAGCTTTGCCCGCAAAGACGACGCGGGGAACACGGTGGACTTCTTCGAGACCTACACCGCCGATGCGCATTATATGTGGCAGAGTGGCGACAACGGGTGGACGCCCTCCGAGGGGTACCCCCGCGCTGTGGCGATCGGGAAGATCCCCGTGGTGTACGCGCGGCAGGACGAGACGGAGACGGCGATCGTGAACTCTCTCATAGCGCGACTCGAGACGCTGCTGTCGAACTTTGCCGATACGAACGATTACCACGCCTCTCCGAAGCTCTTTATCACGGGGCGCATTCAAGGCTTTAGCAAGAAGGGCGAGGCCGGGGCCATCATTGAGGGCGATGAGGGGGCGACGATGAATTACGTCTCGTGGGCACACGCCCCCGAATCGGTGCGTCTGGAGATCGAGACGATCCTCAGAATGATCTACACCTTGACGCAAACGCCCGACATCTCTTTCGATTCCGTGAAGGGTATCGGCGCCGTTTCCGGCATCGCCCTGAAGCTGCTATTCATGGACGCACATCTGAAGGTGCAGGACAAACGGGAGATCTTCGACGACTATCTGCAACGCCGCGCCAACATCATCAAGGCTTACATCGGCCTCTTTTCGCCCCCGCTGGCCGCCGTGGCTGATGAGATGGAGATCACCCCCGAGATCACTCCTTACATGCTGACGAATGAGATCGACGAACTCAACTATTGGCTGACGGCAAATGGCAACAAGCCCGTGGTTTCGCAGGAGGAATCGATCGAAAAGGCCGGGGTTTCGATGAACCCGCAGGCTACCTATGAGAAGCTACAGGCCGAAGACGCCCGCAGTGTCTACACATCAGCCTTCGAACCGACACTTTAAGCCGCCATGCCTGTAACCCCTTCTTTTGATCCGGATGCTATCCGTCGCGCCGTGTACGCCAGAGTCGATGCTGTGGAAGAGGCTATCGTAGAGGCCTACAAAGTAGCCGCCCTGAAAATGGTTCGCCGCGCTAAGCAGACAAACACCTACAAAGACCAGACGCACAAACTGCGATCCTCAATCGGATGTGTGGTCTTTCATCGCGGCCGGGAGGTGTACAATTACTTCGAGAGCGAGGGCGGTGAAAAGGGCTCCGAGGGCGTATCCGAGGGACTGGCTTACGCTCGCCGTGTCGCCTCGGAGGCCGGCGAACGGGCCGTTATTGCGGTTATCGTGGCCGGTGCGCGTTATGCTCTCTATGTGGAGGCACGCGGCTATGATGTGATCACGGGCAGCACGTATGGCTTTCCGGATGATCTGCAGGAAGAGATGGGTCTTATCGCTGAAGGTCTCAAACAGCAGCTCGGGACACTTTGAAATTTCACGTTTTACCACTCAACCCCCCTTTATATGGATCCACTTGCAAAAGCCCTCGCACGTGAGGCGCGCCGAAAAGGAATCTGCGATGAATGGTATCGCGATCTGAAGGTGCTCAATGACAAAGACGCCATGCTCGACATGTACGTCCGCGGTATCGACTTCTGCCTATCGAATGATTATCCGGATAACGACTTCATACGCGCTCACTTCAAGGGCGCGATGGAAACGCATGGCATTTACCTCGACGATCGCGTAAATCTTACCAATCCCGAGCGCTGCGTGGCGCTGGGTGAGACTCACGGCAGTATTCATGTGAGCGGATATGCCGTCACGGAGGTATTTGCCAAACATGACGCCCGCCTCTCTATTACGGCCGACGATCATGCCTTTATGATGGTAGACGCCTTCGATCGCTCGGAGTTGACCGTTTCGGCGAGCGATGTAGCGAAGATCTGCATCAACCGTTACGGCCGCGCGCGCATTACCATTGCCCCCGGATCTACGGGGCAGATAAAGATCATCGAGAAGCATAAAGAGACATACTGAAGTTTTTCTGACTGACCTCACGAACCCTCGGAAATACTTTTGCCGCCATGAAAGTCAGCTATCAATACAACGGTACTCCATTCGAGTCGTACGGCGTCTATGTTTCCAACGGCGGCGGCTTCCTCGGAGTCCCTACACGTAAGAAGCCAAAGACGTACGAATACCCGGATCACAACGGCTATCTGCCAGACCTCGAGGTCCCCGTCTATGAGGCACGCACGATCTCACTGGATTGCTTCATCGTGACCGATTCGGCTGCTGAACTTGTCACGCGCTTTACAGCCTTCACAAAGGCTCTGCTGGGTGTTACTGCTACGGTTGCCTTTTCGGTTGCTATCGATGGCAGTACAGTCTACACCGGGCAGGTCTACACATCCGCCATATCGGATCTGGTAAAGACGTTTGTTGACGGTCGAAACGTAGGCACCTTCAAAGTGACTATCATCGAGCCTGAGCCTACGGTATAAAGCCTACCACACACAACGCATAAACAGTTCAACACATAAACCACAAACGACAGATGAAAAGAATCGATTTCAGTAACGTAAACATCGAAATGGAGCTCGGCGTATTTCAGACGCGCGACACGCGCTCTGAGTTTGGGAACATTGTCTTTCAGCACGCCGCTACGCTCGAGCAAGACACACTTGCGCGTAAGATCTTCAACGCCCCCGCCGGAAAGATTACGGAGCTTGCCGACAACGAATTTGATATACTCACAGCCGCTATGAGAGCTTCCGGCTATCGCTATTCCGTCATTCGCGACCTCGAGGCCGCCGATCAATCGGAAAAGCCAAAAGAGGTGGAGGCTAACGGATGAAAGTCATCTACAACGGCCTTATCCCTTTCCGAGGCTTTACGGCGATTAACCTCTTTGGGCGCGTCTTTGCCCGCAGAGAGTTTGAGCCGGTCTCCGATCGCATTCTCAGGCACGAGGCTATCCACACGGCCCAGATGCGCGAGACGGGCTACGTGGGCTTCTATCTCCTCTACCTTGTCGAATGGCTCTGGCGGTGGGCACGACTGAAGGATGCTACGGCGGCCTATCATGCCATCCGATTCGAGCGTGAGGCTTATGGCCATCAGGATGAGCTGGACTACCTCACCTATCGCCGACCCTTCGCTTGGCTGAAGGGGTAATCTCATCCCACCTATTTGAAACAACCTCAACCCCCATAAAAAGCAAAAGAAACTATGAGTTTTATCCTGAATGAGCTTGGCGTTAAGCCGTCCATTGACCTGATGAATCGCACTCCGGGGCAGCTCTCGACCGTCACGCGGGGCACGCAGAAGATTGCCCTACTGGGCGAGGATGTGGTGACGCTCACCGTGGAGAGTGTCCGCCCGATCGCCTTCGAGATCGGCGACGTGATGAATGTCTACGGGCGCACCTATCGCCTCAATCGCCTGCCCGCCGTGCAGAAGCAGGGCGAAAGGCTCTACACCTACGAGGTGGAGATGGAGGGTGCGCAGTACGACTTGCTGCGCGTGACGTATGACCTGACCATCGACACGACCAGCAATAAGCTGCAGGACGTGCAGGGCGACGCGCTCACGGGCGACCTCCGACGCTTTGCCACGGTGCTCATCTCGAACGCCAGCCGCGTCTTCGCCGGGCAGTGGGCGCTGGGCGAATGTCCCGAGACGGCCGCCGATCGCACGCTGACCTTTGGCGAGACGGACAACTGTCTGGCCGTGCTGCAACGCCTCTGCAAGGAGTTCGAAACCGAGTTTGAGATCGCTCAGGCCGGCGGCGTGCGCACGATCCACTTCAAGAAGGTGGGGCAGACGTTCCCCTTCACCTTCCGCTACGGCCGCGGCAAAGGCCTGTACGCCTTGGAGCGGCAGAACGTGTCGTCGTCCAACATCATCACCCGCCTGAAGGTCTACGGCTCTACGCGCAACATCACCGCCCGCTATCGCGCCCAGCGCCTCTGCCTGCCGGGCAAGAAGAAGGGCGAATCGTGCATCGAAAAGACGGACGCCTCGTGGCGCTTTGGCGTCTGGGAGGCCACGAAATACTTCGAAGACATCTACCCCAAGCAAAAAGGCCGGGTGACGGCCGTGGACGCCGCCTCGGAGCTCGTCTTTACCGATTCGGCTATGGCCTTCGACCTCTCGGAAAAGGTCACCTCCAAAGGCGCAGACGGCAAGGAGGAGACGAAGACCACCTACCTGCTGCCGGGCACATCGGCCAAGGTGCACTTCAACTCTGGCAACCTCTCGGGCTATGAGTTCGAAGTGGCCAAATATGACCACGCCACAAAGACCTTCACCCTGAAGGCCTTCAAGGACGACCGCGGGGAGACGTTCCCCTCGAAGACCTCCGCCGCCTTCCGCATCGGCGTGGGGGACGAATACAGCCTCTTGGACATCGCCCCCCCGCAGGCCGTGGTGGACGCCGCGGAGAAGGAGCTGGGGGAGGCCGGCAATAAGTATTACGATCAGAACAGCCAGCCCAAGGTGCAATATGGCCTCACGGTGGCGCCCGACTTCCTGCGCTCGCTCGCCGGCATTGGCGTGGAGACGCATGTCTTCTCCGTGGGGGACTATATCCCGGTCGAGGACGAGGCCCTGGCCATCAAGAAGTCCGTCCGGGTGCAATCCTTCACCCGCGACCTGCTGCAGCCGTACAACTACCAGCTGACGCTCTCCGACACGGTCACCACCTCGATCATCAACCGCATCATCTCCGACCAGATCGAGACGGACAAGATCATCCGTATGAACAACATCAAAGACCCCGCCACGGCCCGGGCTAACTGGCGCCGCTCGCGGGAGGTGATGGCCGCCGTCTTCGATCCCGAGGGGAACTATTACACGGAAAAGATTCGCCCACAATCGATCGATACGATTGCCCTCTCGGTAGGCGCCAAGTCCATGCAGTTCGGGCTGACGAACACCGTCTTCGAGCCCAACTATCAGGGCAACCCGAACGCCATCCGTGTGCAGGGCGGCGTGCTGACGCATTACACCATCGACGAGGCCAAGGCCCGCTCCTGGACGCTGGCCGACGGTCTGGCGACGCTCTCCGACGCCTCCAAGCCGTATTACGTCTATGCCAAATGCCAGCGCGCGGGCACGGGCGGCGTGATCCTCTTCACGCTGGAGCAGATCCCGGTGGAGAAAGATCCGGCCTATTACCATTTCTGGCTCGGCATCATCAACTCCGTGGACAAAGAGAAGAAGGCGCGCGCCTTCCAGCCCATGTATGGCTTTACGATGATCAACG